AAACAAGCTGGGGAAGCAATGTTCACTCTGACCAGCCAAGACCGTCATGGAGTTTTCCTATGACGGGAAATAGACGCATCAGGCCAGCCGGTTCTCAGGGTGCAAAACCGCGAAAAGAAAAAGCAGTCCCAGACGCTTGACTGTGACTGCCAGATTGGAACCGTGATGAAATGCGGACGGATCCGGAGGCTGACTCCCAGAGAGTGTTTCCGGCTGCAGGGATTTCCTGATGAGCTTTATGAAAAGGCTGCGGCAGTTAATTCGGAAACGCAGTTATATAAGCAAGCCGGGAATGCGGTGACGACAACGGTGGCTTTTGCAGTGGCGATGATGTTGCCGGAATCGAGAGAATAATATATTTTAATTTTCGGGAAGGAGGTGTGATGGATGGCCCAGAGAGGGAGAAAACCAAAACCAACGACAGTAAAAATGCTGGAGGGGAATCCTGGAAAACGTAATATAAGTACCAGTGAACCAAAGCCGGATAAGAAAGCTCCCAGATGCCCGGGATGGCTGGAAGAGGAAGCAAAGAAGGAATGGAAGCGGATGGCAAAGCAGTTGGAGCAGCTTGGTATTCTGACGGAGATCGATATGGCGGCGTTTGCAGGATACTGCCAGGCCTATGCCAGATGGAAAGAGGCAGAAGAATATATTTCCGAGCATGGGGCGGTGATGAAAGCACCGTCCGGGTATTGCCAGCAGGTTCCCCAGGTATCCATTGCGCAGACTTACCTGAAAATCATGAACCGGTTTTGTGAGCAGTTCGGATTGACTCCATCAGCCAGGAGCCGGATCGTGACGGACAACGGGGAGAATAAGGAAAGTGATACGATGGAGTTTCTGCTGGTTAAAGGGGGAAGCGGATAGTGTTTGACGAGGCGAAAGCACAGCGGACGGTTGAATTTATCAACTGCCTGAAACACACCAAGGGGCGGTGGAGAGGCCAGCCGTTTGATTTGCTGCCCTGGCAGGAAACAATTATCCGGGATGTGTTCGGGACGGTAAAGGAAAATGGGTTCCGGCAGTATAATACGGCCTATGTGGAGATTCCGAAGAAGAATGGGAAGTCGGAACTGGCGGCGGGAATTGCCTTATATATGACCTGCGGTGATGGTGAATGGGGAGCAGAGGTTTACGGCTGTGCTTCCGACCGGCAGCAGGCCAGTATTGTGTTTGATGTGGCGGTTGATATGGTAGACCAGTGCCCGGCATTGAAAAAGCGGATTAAGCCGGTCATGTCTGTGAAGCGGTTGGTCTATAAGCCGACAAACAGTTTCTACCAGGTGCTTTCGGCGGAGGCGTATACGAAACACGGTTTGAATGTTCATTCCGTCATTTTTGATGAACTGCACAGCCAGCCGAACCGTGAGCTGTTTGATGTTATGACAAAAGGCTCCGGTGATGCCAGGACACAGCCGCTGTTCTTTTTGATTACTACTGCCGGGACAGACCGGCATTCGGTGTGCTTTGAGCAGCATCAGAAGGCAGAAGACATAATCCTTGGAAGGAAGATTGACCCGACTTTTTATCCGGTGATTTACGGGGCTTCGGATGATGCGGACTGGACTTCGGAGAAAGTCTGGTATGCGTCAAATCCGTCACTGGGGCATACCATTGATGTTGAGAAGGTGCGGAATGCTTATTTGAGTGCCAGGGATAATCCGGCAGAAGAGAATCTGTTCCGGCAGCTCCGACTGAATCAGTGGGTGAAACAGTCTACCAGGTGGATGCAGATGGAGAAGTGGGATGCCTGTGCGTTTTTGGTAGATGAGCAGGAATTGATTGGCCGGGAATGCTATGCCGGGCTGGATTTGTCCAGTTCTATTGATATCACAGCATTTGTGCTGGTGTTTCCGCCAAGGGATGATACGGAGAAGTATGTTATCCTGCCGTACTTTTGGATACCAGAAGAGAATATGATTCACCGGGTTCGGCGTGACCATGTGCCTTATGATGTATGGGCAAAGCAGGAGAAGCTGATGACCACGGAGGGTAACGTGATTCATTATGGGTTTATTGAGAATTTTATAGATGAGCTGGGTAAGAAGTTTCATATCAAAGAGATTGCATTTGACCGCTGGGGGGCAGTGCAGATGGTTCAGAACCTGGAAGGACTGGGATTCACAGTGGTTCCCTTCGGGCAGGGGTTCAAGGATATGTCACCGCCCAGCAAGGAATTGATGAAATTGACTCTGGAAAAGAGACTGGCACATGGAGGTCATCCAGTGTTACGGTGGATGATGGATAATATCTTTGTCCGTACTGACCCGGCAGGGAATATTAAGCCGGATAAGGAAAAATCCACAGAGAAGATAGATGGGGCTGTGGCGACAGTTATGGCACTTGACCGGGCAATTCGGAATGGCAGCAGTTCAGGGAGTGTGTATGATGATAGAGGGATTCTGGTGTTTTAGTGGTAGTATAAATAAAAAAAGAGCCATAAAAGGCTCTGAATTGTTGGCGCTACTCTGTTGGTTGTAACTATAATAAACTGTATATTCTATATGACTCCGGAGATTCCCAACAGAGTAAC